TAGTGCTTTACTCATCTTCTTTTCCTCCTTTTAGTTTTTGATTTAGTTCCTCCTGTCCAATTAGGGTGATGACCTTGCTTAGGCATATTTATAGGTGCTACTTTGCTAATCTTGTGCCCTACTGGTGTTGGCTGATAGCTTGATGGTATCTCTCTTGTCTTTCTATAATCTATTAAATCTTGTGATGGTTCTGTATTAGCTTTCAATCTATATAATACTTCTTTCCATACATGTCTACAGTAAGGGCCGCCCTTGTACTTAAACAAATCATAGGGTTGACTCTTATGACCAAAGTCAGAGTTTATTCCATCTCTGCTTGCTTTATCAATATCTTCTATTCTATAAACTGTTGATGTGTTATTCATCATATGCTCACAGAATGCTCTTGATTTATTTCTTCTTGCTTTTCTACCTTTACCTGTAGTTTTCATTGCTTTTTTAGAACCAACTGCATACCTATATCTTACTTTATAAAAAGATTTATCTAAGTATGAAAAACCATCTGGCTTACTATCTACAAATAAATTTGTTTTATCTTTTTCTATAATATATCTATTTGCCCAATCTTCAATGCTTTCATTATCTTCACTATACTCTCTCTCATCTACTTCTTCCCATTGTTCATCTACTTCCTCACCTTTTAAATTATCTATAAAATAATCACTAATCTCATCAGTAAGTGTTGGTGTTGTATTGTTAGCCATTAACTCTAACTCTGCTTGCTCCTCATCTTGCTTAATACCAGTTTCTTCTTCTATTGTTTCTGCATCTTGTAATGTTTTATCAACTTCTGTAAACTCAAGTGGTTGTAGTGTTTTAAAATATAAGTTTAATGCAATATTATTAATTGCAAAGATTTCATCTAAGCAATCAATAATTAATTCTTGATAAGGTTTTATAACTACATTATCAAATAATAGTGATGCATTTTTTATTTCATCTGCATTATTTCCTAAGCCATTGTTACTATCTCTTAAGCCAATGAGCAATGGTGAACTTACTCTATGTGTTACCATTATCTTTCTCTGACATTCTTCAGATAAGTATTGATAATGATTTGCAGCATCTGCTAAAGGAATATCATCAATAGTAGTTTTTTGTTCTGCATTGTTGTTGAAGGCTACAATAACCTTCTCTCCATAGCTTCCTGTGAGCTTGCCCATGATTTGCTCCTTTATCTCAAGTTGCTTGGTTCTATCAGGAATACCACCATTAAAATTAATTACCTTAGTACCACTAAAAGAGTTTTGTGCATCATTTATTAAAAAATCTGCAATCTCCTTCTCAAGACAAGCATAGCTTATCTGATAATCTGCTGGTGAGTAATAATAGTATCCTGTTACAAATCTTTTTATAATATATATTTCATTCTTTGCACCACTACCAAAAACAGGAAATTTAGTTAACTTAGTGTTTCTTTTTACCTTGTTCCAATCAGGTGCATAATAATAATTTTTTATCTCTCCCTGCTCATTCATCTTTTCTGCTCTTAATGTCTCTCTTGGGAAATGACTAATCTTGCCTATCTTATTGCCTTTGTATGATATTTGTAAAGATGCTTCTCCTAATAACTTTAAATCATTGCAAGCCTTTCTTAAACAATGAGGATTCAATATTTCTTTCATCTGTGCATACTGCTCTGGCTTTTCATTTGAATCAGTAGCATCTAAACCTTTACCATATATTTGATTAACTATTCCATTTATTACTGCTTGATTAGTAGTGCTATCCATATAAGCATCAATCAAACTTTGATAGTAATCATTGTTGTCTCCTATACCTACCCAATCTCTATTCCTATCTTCTGTAATAGAAGGTCTTTCATATTGATTTAATTGTATTAAGTGTAAATTATCCATAATAAACAAATTCATTGTTTCCTGTACTCTGTTCTATATAAACACCATTAGATATTTCATAATCACTAAGTGTTTGGTCTGTGCAGTACATTTTGTCTTTAAATATAACAATTCCATCAGTAGTGTTAGTGATAGTAACTAAATAATAATTATTTTCTACTAATGCTTGTGTTGTGCTGTATTGATAATAGTAATCCAATTCTGTAAATGTTGCTGTGCTATCAGTTAATATAACTTTGTTTTTTGCTTCACTTTTTATTACAACACTATACACTTTTGAACCACTAATAGTTAGTCTTGGTATAAAGTTAATGTTTCTTGTGCCTGTTGAGGTAAGTATCTGCATAATTTTTAAAAAAAAGAGGGTAAGCTATTAAACTCACCCTCCACAATCAACTATATATTATGAATCACACTATTGAATTAGTGTCTTTTTTTAGCTATTTGTTCCTACTGTTACAGTTACAGTTGCAGAACTCATACCAGCATAAGGGTCAGCAGAAGTTGCACTCTGTATAAAGTTAGCAGGTTTTGCCTCTTGTGCTGTGAATGTAAGTGTATAACCACTCAAATCGCCAAATGCTGCTCCACTTGCAATAGTTCCTGATAGCTCACAACCATGAACTAATCCAAATTGCATGAAGTTACCATTTCTATCTTCAAGACAGATATGAGGTCTACCATAAGCCAATAATTTTAATTCAGCATTGTCTTCTTTAGATAATTTAGGAAATTGTAAGCTAATACTTTGTTCAAAAAATGTTGTTCCATTCTCACGTGAGCTCGTAATAGTTTGCTCAAATGAGTTAGTACCATGTAAGTCATATTGAAAAGCTGTAAAGGTTCCTGTCATGTCTGTAATTTGGTCAGCAGATTCAGTTACTGTTCCTAAATCTCCAAAATCCACAAACCAAGCACGAACTAACCCTCCAACTACATCTTTACATGGAACTTTACGTCCTTGTGTTAAATCACATGCCATCGTTTAAAGTTTTAAGTTAAGAGGGCATTACAGCCCCCTTGTTATTAATTAATCTTATGCGTATATTACTATATCTTCAGCAATACCCATTTGCACTCCAGCAGTAAATCGCATTACCAATCTAACATTCTGACTTCCATCAATGTCTGCCATATCAATAAGTTTTACCTCGTTATGATCTGATAATAATCCAGTACCAAAGTATAAGTTTGATTTCTGTGCAGCCATCATTGAATCATCTGGTAAACCAGCACCAATAACAACTTTAACACCATCATAAGATAATGCTCCATTGTTCCACCATTGTGTACCCTGTGCATTAACACCAGCAGCACCTAATCCATTGGCTCCAAATCCACCTAACGCTCTCACGTATAATTTAGCTGCTTTTCTTGAAACATAGATGTATAAATCTTCTTTACCATAAACTCCTGAAGGGATAGCATCTACTACTTTACCCATCTCATCAATGATATTAGCAGCAGTCAAAGGTGAACCAGATACAGAAACACATCCTGAACCACCAGCAGTTGCTAAGTAGTAGAATCCATCAAATTCTCCAGCATTTCCTGTTTGTCCTGCCCAAATGTTGTTTTCTGTTTTTTCAGCTACTAAGCCAGCTGCATGACCAATAATAAAATCAGAAAATTTAGGTGGTAAATTGTCATAAGCTGAATAGCCCATTTGTACTGCTTCCCAATCAGATTGAAAATCTTGCTTACAAAATTGTAAGTTAACTTGAAATTCTTCTGGTTGTAATATTCTTTCAGTAAGTGTAACAGTACCTGTTGCTGTAAAATCACAAGTTGCATCTTTGATTACATTAGCATCAGTTGCTACTTTCTTTAAAACCTCTTTGTACTTTACATTTGGTTTTACAGTTATTAAACCGTTTTCAATTGTTGAACCACTAAGTAATGCAGCAGAAATATACTTTCCTGCACTTTCACCTGCATACGTAGAAGTTATACTTGTTGTCGTTGCCATTTTGTTTTTATTTAATTATTGTTAAAAATCTTGCCATAAACTCTATCCATTGTAGTAATAGTTCTATTACCACTAATTTTAAAGTTTACTTTGTTGTTTTGTTCTGCTTCAGGATTGTGTTTAATTGGCTCAACCTTTTCAGCAGATAATTCTTCTTTAGTTGCTTCTTCAACAACTTCTTCTTCAGACATTTTTTCTTTATATAGTTTTTCAATCATGCCTTTAATCTCTTCTAATGCAAGTGCAAACTCTTCTTTAGTTACATATTGCATTTCTTCTTCTAATTCAGTTTCTACTGATTCTTCAGCATTTTCTTCAATAGCTGGTTCTTCAGACAATTCTTCTTCTTTAGAATCTTCTTCTGCTTCTTTCTCATCAGCAGCTTCTTTAATACTATCAATGATACCTTCTTCAACTACAAATAGCATTCTGCCATCTTCTAAAGCATA